CTCGTAGTAGGTGTAGGGCTCGCGCTTGGTTTCATAGCCAGCAAGGCCGAACAGACCATACCTTGGCTTCTTGGTTTCTTTGATGCCAGTGCGTTCAGTGACAGGATTCTTTTCAAGCTCAGCCAGCGTGGCGGTGTATTCGTCCAGCTTCTTTTGGTAGGCAGTCTTTTGAGTTTCGTAGGTTGGCAGCAGCGACTCTTTGTATGTGGCCATCTGCTCTTCAAACGGCTTCATCTTCTCGGCCACGCCAGCTTGGTAGCCGGTGAATGCTGTTTGGTACTCGCCGGTCAGCGCATCAATGTTGGCTTTGTACTGCTTGGCCAGCCGGTCAATGTCGGATGTGCTGCGCCGGGCGATCTGGCGTTGTTTGAATTGGGGCAGTGTGGCCATTACTGGATCCTCATGCCTGCGCTGCCCAGATCCATGCCCATGCCAAGCTCTGCATCCATGCGCTCACCTGAGAGCAGGGATCTGCGGCCACCACGGGTGCGAGCTCTGAGAGCAGATGCTTCGGCAGCGGCTGCCTTACGGCGCTCTTCGTCTGCTGCGGCCTGCACTTCCTTGGCTTTGTTCTCCATCTCCAGCTTGTTGGTCTGGTAATTTTGCTGAGATGTCGCAAACTGCTCGCGAGCGGTATTGGCTTGTTGCTCAAGGGATGCGCCTTGCTTGGCATACTCAGCGGTTTGTCTTCCAAGCTCAAGTCGCATGGCCGCTTGGTCGGAGGCCTGCTGCGCCAGCATGGTGCGCTGGTCATCTTCGGCTTGCTTGCGCGATTTACGCGCCTCGTTTGCGTTATATGCGGTGCTTAAGATGATGGCACCAGAGATAAAATATGTCATTCAATTAACTCCTTGTGTTCATAAACCTCCATACCCAACTCGGCGTATTCCAGCGCGGTGAACATGTCTTCCAGTGTCTTGATGTCTGTCTCATCGGTCGGGTTGGGGTGGATCGTTGTCCAAATCGCATCGTCATGGGTATGCACCACCCGCTTGGTGCCCGGCTCAGAAATGAATGACGCTGGCGCTGTGTGTGTCTCCAGCCCAAACTCGGTGTAGCAGGTGATGCTGCCTTGGCTGATGATGTTGAAGTGGCGATGGCGATGGATCTTGCCGACCACCACAGTGCCAGCGGGAAGGTGGATCTCACGCGCATAGATGCCGGGTGCCAGCCAGTGCTTGAGGGGTGGGGACTCATCCATACGCTCACCATCTGGCAGCGCTTGACAAGCCTTTTGAATAGCCATGATCTTCTGCCGCGCCACTGGTGCAGGCAGATTTGATTGAGGCATTTCAATGATGGCTGTACTCATACCAACAGATTCTAATGGTGTTTGTACAAGGGGCAATTACTGTATATCGTGGCGATATATAGCTCATGCAAACACATCGAAGTCGGTGCTGGCGCTGGACTGGCCCATGGGTCGGCCACCAAGCTGGTGGGTGCGGGTCATGCGGTTGTATTCGCCGCCGCCAAGCATCAGGTAGCCAAAGGAGTCACCAATGTGTGAGTGCTCGTTCTTGTTTGGCGCGTCGCGGAAGCGTTCTTGGCCAGCTCCGACCGCCACCCGCTTGAAGTGGTAGCCACCGGCCAGCGCTTTGCGCAGCAGCTTGCACTCGCGGTTGACAATAAGCCCCGGCTTGCCAGCAATAAGTCGCTGCATGGGCGCGGCAGAGGCCTCGCGGCGCACCTTGAAGTCGTTGCTGGCCGTGGGTTGTGCTCGCAGCCCCAAGGTTTTGAGGTAATCAAAGGCTGTGACCTCATATATCGCATCTCTGGCCATGCCTGCTGGGTCGCCCCAGATCATTACTTGGTGGTTGGGGTAGCGCTGGTTCAGTTCAGCCAGCAGCTGGTGGCCAAAGCGCTCCAGTCCCATGTCAAAGGTCACGATTTCTTGGTGGATCAGCCACCTGCCGTTGGGCAAACGCTGTCCAATGGTGGCCGCTGGGGTCAATCCAAAGTCAAGCCCCACTTGGATGGGCACATTGGGCTCAATTTCGGTCTCACCCGACATGGTTGAGTCCTCATACTCTGGCCAAACGGGTCTGCCTTCTTGCACATAGGTGTATTCGCCACCGGCATAGCAGCGGATCCAGTCCAGATTCTTGCCAAGCAGCATTTGCTGGTAGTAGCCGGGCGGCAGGTTGTGGATATTCTCGGCCTTGGGGTTGACCTTCCACCACTTGCCCGACGCAAAGATGTGATCGTTGGCCTCTGGCATCTCAGGCAGGTTCTCAACGTCCACGGGCACCACACCACCGGGCTGCTTAAAGAACTTCCACGCATACTGGCCGGTCATCTTCTCTTTCTCAGCCATGCGGTGCCACCAATGGTCATCATCCATGGGGTTGGTATCCATCCAGATCCCGTGCCAAGTAGCCCCGCCATCGCGTTTGGTAGGGTATCGGCCAACCCGGTGGGTCAAGCCATCGATCACGGCCTTGGGCAGCTCACGCGCCTCGTTGACCCAAGCGCCTGTCAGCTCCAAAGACAGCAACTTCCTGACATCCTTGGGTTGATCAAGGGCAAGGAATATCACTTCGCAGTCAATGCCAGCTGCGCCCTCACGGGCAGGCAAGCGGATGTGGTGTGTGATGGGCGGTGTCCACAGCATGGGGCCAAACGTGCCTTCTGGGAATAGGTCAAGCCAAGTCTTGATGGTGGTGGTCTTGAGCATGGGGTAGCTGTTCCTGACGATCGCCCAGCGCGAATACCTGACGTTGTCAATCGGGCTTGGCTTTTGTTGCACGGCCTTGATGAAGATCTTGGCTGCACAGCCATAGCTCTTGCCCGACCCCACCGGCCCCATGATCCCTTGCACAAAGTTCTTGGACTGGATGAAGTCGTAGATCACTGGCGACTCGCTGAAGTCTAGGTTGAGGCCAGCCATCGGCACGGTCTTGTCGGACATCTCTTTGGTACGGCTCATCTTCTATCTCCAGTTGTCTTATCTGCCTCTTGCGCCACATCACTCACCCCGTGGTGCAACAACATTGATATCAATCACAGACGGCTTCTCAGAACCGTCATCAGGGTTGTCAAGCAGTCCACTTGCCTTGGCCAGCAGACGCAAGACACCCACCTTGTCATACAGCTCAATGTCCAGCGTGGAGTACACATTGCCATCAGAGTCCTTCTTGCTGTTGACCTTGATGCTCTTGATCGCATGCAGCGCGTGCTCTGGTATATCGCTAGACCGCTTGACAGTCACATTGCCAGCCTCATCCCAAGACATGATGTCTGTCAGCTTGGTGTTGGCCATGCTCAGCAACGCATAAGCCACAGCCTCTTTGTTGGCCACCAGCGTCGTGCTGCGATCCAGCCTACGCTGGATAGACCTGACCCCACCCCAATTGGTCAGGGGCGGGATCACGGTTGACTGTTTGGGTCTAGTCGCCATCGCGAGCCTTCAGCATTGCGTCGGCAATTGCATAAGCTCTTTTGGCAATCTTGGAAGGGTCATGCCACCAGCCGCTATTCATGTCGTCCTCAACCCCTTGCTCAAGACCGCCAGCAAGCGCCTGCCCTGCGAAGTAGTCACGAAGGGTCATGCCCATTGTGAAATCAATGCCATCAAACCCCTTATCAGAAACTGCTTCGTGCCATTTAGGTGTGTTTAAAGGAAATGCTGGTGGGTTGTTCATGTCAGCCCCCATCAGAACGGTATATCGTCATCATTGTCTGGCACCACAGCCTTGGGCTGCGGCTGGGCAACAGCAGCAAACACAGGCGCAGCAGACCCAGCACCAGAGTTGCTTATCTTGGCCTTGCCCACCTTGAGCTTGAACCAAACCCCGCCGTCAGGCTTCTTGTTGACGTAGACATCAAGGAAGTGCTTCGTCCCATCAGGCATCACAAACGTGCCCTTGTAGTCACCATGCCACGCCTCAGTCTTCTCAGCGTTCTTCCACGCCTTGCCCTCACTAGGCTTGATCTCGTTGTCGTTTGTCATAAAAGTCCTTTACATCATTGTCGTTGAAAAAGTGGGGAAAATTTCGGGATGGGCCCCGTACGCTACGGTGTGGGGTGGGGGGGCAAGGGTCGCGTTCCACGCACGTCACCGTGGGCGGGTCGCCTGCGCACCCGCTGGCGCATATATGTTGAGGCCTGCGCCTGCCAGTAACCAGACACCCTTTGAAGCGCTGAGCCTGTACAAAACCCATACGCTGGTATGCTGGTTGTACGCATGGGATTGCAAGCCCTACAAGGCGCTGAGCAGCTGACTGGCTACCTGCGCCTAGACCTGCATGCTGTCGTGGCTGCATGGCACCAGCCAGTGGCTTGGCGGGGCATCCAGTCATCGGGCATCTGCCTGCAACTGCCGGATCCCTGCCATCAGGACACGGCTGCTGGGCTTGATGCCCTCGGCTTGGTACAGCGGCAGCAGGGTGTCGAGCGCGTCCTTGATCTGCTGTGCAGACATGCCGTCGCTGA